CTCGTGCTCGGTCGTGCCCGTCTCGATAAACAGGTAATACCACTTCTTCTTCTCCGGGCCGATGGCCACCGTCACGTAGCCCGGACCAACCTCCTCCGGCTCGACGGTAATACCCGGGCCGGGCGCCAGGCGATTGGCCTCATCGGCGATCACTTTGCCACCGGCCATAGCGCCATCGAACAGTGCCTGCGAGGCCAAATTGCCCAACTTGGTCAGGATCTCGACCAGCTCATCGGCGCCGTCCAGCTTGTAGCTGATTGTATCCGTCACGGCCGGTACCACACCTCTGCATCCAGGCGCACCGTCTGCACCCTGGACTGCTCGTTGTATCCGTCGTACTCGCCGATAATATAGATACCCTCCACGTTGACCCCGCCGGCGCCGCCCATCAGGCCGCGGTAACCGCGCAGCGCCGCCCGGATCGCCCGCACCAGGTTCTTGGCATCCCGGTACTCGTCGCCGTGGCAGGTGAACTGGAAGCGCCCCGATTCCAGCAAGGCGTTGCCGTCGTGATCCATAAGCTCCGGCCCGGAGATGCGCTGATAGGCCCAGTTGGGCAGAGCGACCTCCTGCGGCACCACGTTCGGATAGCCACGTGTCCCGGCCAGCGCCGCCACGCTTGCATGCGCCCGGAGATACGCAGACAGCGCCTCCTCGATGATCACTGGCTGACCTCCTCCCTGCAGAGCAGCACCATCTGCCGATTTAGACTTTCGACGTTGCTGATGCTCCAGATATCGTAGACATGATCGCCGTCGACGACGCGCATCTCCGGCAGCACGCCTGCCAGGTAGCGAATCACAATCTCCGTGGTCAGGTCGGCCTGCGCCTGGCGGGCGTCCAAATACTCCCGCCCGCTGAGCGGACGCATCTGGGCCCAGACCGTGGCAAACGTGGTCCAGGTGACTGTCTCGCCGCCGAAGCTATCGCGGACGACACTCTTGCTCTGGATCGTGATCCTGTGGCGCATTATTCCGGCTCTCATGCTCTTGGCTCCTGTCGGCAACTTGCCGCCTGCTATCCTAGCGGGGAGGCCTGCGCCAGCAGGTGGGCCTCCTGGGCTGTCGCCACCGCGCCGGTCCCGACCCAGCGGTATTCCCAGCGCCCGGTCTCGTCGATCGAGACATCCTTGTGATATTGCCCGGTGGCGTCCTTGGTGATCTCCGCCAGAGCATAGGTATAGGTGGCTACATTGCCGCTCGGATCGCGCACCTTGAGGGTCACCGTCGTCGGGTCGGTAGCCGCGCCACCCACTGTAAACGTTGCGCTCAGCCGAACTGCATCGCCTTTGTTGTACACATTAGCCATTGTCACCATCCGTTATTGTTAAATCGCCGATCTTCGCCTCGCTCAGGCTGGCCGTCTGCACCAGGCTCTCGCTCAAGGCCAGGGCTCCGACCAAGGCTTCGCTCAGCGTTACCCGGCCGGCTACGATAGGCGGAGCGGGGATAACTTCTTCCGTCTGCCCCATCGCCAGCAGGATCACCATAACCAGAGTGTAAGTCACCTCGAGATAGGCATTGGCATCCATCCCTGCGTTGCGTCCCAGGCTGATGCTCTCCTCGATTCCGGGTATCTCGTATTCGGCCGTGATCCCCGCCAGGCGCGGCAGGCTCAGGACGTTCCCTACCTCAGCTTGAGTCGCCAGATTGCTTCCCATCAGGCGCGCCAGGACGGTCGCGGCTTCTGCCTGGAGCGTATCCGCCAGGCTCTCCGCCATCGCCCGCGCCAGGGATATATCACCAACCGCCTCGACCTGGTCGCTCTCTGCAATTGCGCCAGCCCTCGCCAATGTCAGGTCTGCCAGCAGTTCGACCTGGCTGCTTTCTGCGATGGCGCTGCTGCGCGCCAGGCTGATGCTCTCCTCGACCGGGGCGGATATGGGGATGGCGCAGCGCATGATGCGCCCGAGGGTGATGCTCTCCTCGATAGGCGCTCCGGCGATCTCGCCTTCCGCCGTGATCGCCGCGCTGCGGGCCAGCGTGGTCAGATCCTCCGCTTCGATCTGCTCTGCGCTGACGACTGCCCCGCTTCGCCCCAGGCTCAGCACGTTCTCGGCGATAAGATTCTCTACCTGGGTTTGAGCCTGTGCTCTCGCCAGAGACACAGCCGTGCTCACCTCGAGCTGCGCACTCGCCACAGCGGCGGCAGACCTGCCCAGGGTTATCGATTCCTCGACCGCTCCGCCCTCGACCTCTTCTGCAATGCTTACTGAGGCGCTTCGGCCCAGCGCCAGCGCAGTGTCTACCTCGAGCTGCTCGATGCTGGTGATAGCCGCGCTGCGCGCCTGTGCAATAGCGCCTTCGACGTCAACCTGGTCACTCGGAGTTACAACCTGTGATTTGTCCAGGACAATGGCTGCCTGCGCATCCAGTTGGTCAGCAGTGGTGATAGCGTCGCTTTTACCCAGGCTGACGCTCTCCTCGACCGTTTTCGCTCCCACAGTCGTAACCGCTGCGTTACGGGCCAAGGACAGATTGATATCTGTTTCGATTTGCCCGGAATCGATTACTGCCGCACTGCGTCCCAGGGACAGCGCATTGCCCAGTTCACCCTGGCTGCTTCCCGCAACAGCTGCGGAACGTGCCAGGCTGATGCTCTCCTCGATTGCCGCCGATGGCACATAATCCACCAGCAGCCATTCGGTCGTGATCTGGAAATTATCCGCATCGCCCAACGAGCAGCGTGCCCCGATCTGTGCCGTATCCAGCGTGGCCTTGGTCCAGGCCGTGGTACTCGCTCCAGGTAAGTCGTAAAGTGTGAGCAGATACTGGAGCACCACACCATCGTTATGCGTCCTCCAGGCAGTGGTATTAAGAACGATATCGCTCGATTCCTCGACCGTCCCGCCCGAGCTGGCTTTGATGCGCAGCACTGCCCGCGGGTCGGTGCCCGTAGCGGATGACAAATTATTACGGAAACCCACCTGCACTACATTGACCGTTGCCCCTGAATCGAGATCCGCGGGGGTTGCCTCCAGGTTCATGTCCTCGATGGCATCCAGCGTACCGCTGGCAATGAAGTCGGTTTCGTTTGGCGACACCTCGTCCACTTCCGCCCATCCGCCTGTCCATGCGGTGTTGTCGCCGTCGGCGTTGGGTTTCAGGTGGATGATCTTACCCGGGCCAGGGAGGCTATTCTGAAATGCTGTGTTGGGATTATTACAAGCATAATCATCCAGATACAGATCGCCGGCAGTGTTGGCCTCGCTCCCGAGATTGAGGCCGTAGGTGATTTGCATCACGCCCGCAGATAGGCTGCGCGCCGCAGAACCGGCAAACTCCGTCCCATCCACATAGCCACGGACGATGTCCGACCCCGCGGCGACCAGGTCGACGTGGTCCTCGATGCGATACCAAGTATCCAGGCTGAGCGTTGACGTACCCGTGATCTGCCCATCCTCGTCGTATAAGCGTAGGACGCCCCCGTTATCGATGGTGAAATAGACAATCGGCGTTGCCAGCCCCGAGGCATCATTGATAACGATAAACCTGTTCTCTGCCGAAGGCCAGGCGGCGAAGCAAAAATACATGCGGTGCCACCATTGCGCGGTGGATGGGGAGTTGGCGAACTGGTGTGAAAACCATTTGGGGGTTCCGCTGGAGAGCGAGGTAATCCGCCCTGCATAAGTACCGGAGCGCACGACCGTCGATTGGATAGCTGGGGCATTGGGCGCACCCGACGTGTTCGTCCACTCGACGCCAGGCGAGACCTCGTTCAGCTCGAAGCCAATGGACATCTGCCTAGCCATATTGACCGTACCTATGCCACATCATACAAAGTTTCCTCGACCACGATGTGCTGGTCGATTGCCGCGCCGCGCGTGGCAGCCAGGGTCGCCCCGTGGTCGATCTCGATGTTCTCACCGGTTGCGATCCCGGCCTGCCTGCCTAATAATGCTGCACTCTCCAGCTCGCCCTGGCTTGCCGCGGCGATTCCCTGCGACCGGGCTGCCGAGATGCTCTCCTCGATTGTCTGCGAGGAGAAGGTGATTGTCGCCGAGAACTCCACCCACGGGTTGAAGTCGTTCGTCTCTGCATCGCCATAGGTAAGGTCGCTGGCATTGTCGTCGCCGTAGCGCAGGTCGATATTGCGACTGACGCTCGTCGCCGAACGGAAACCGATCTCGATCACCAGGTAGTCGCCCTCAGTGGCGCTCTGGGTCGTCAGATCGAGCGGCTCGGTCTCGTCGGCTTTCCAACAGCGACGGCTATCTAATGTCGTAGTAAACTCATACGGCGACGATGCGCTATCGGCTGAAGTCACAGCCAAAAGCGTTGCCCGATCCGCACCGTTCGGTTGGATGATCTTGACCGCCATCGCCAGGGTGGCGTTCGCCCCGGCATTGGCCTCTCTACAGCGCATCACCATCCTTACAGTTCCCGAGATGCTCTGCGCGGCCAGCGGGCCAATGACGTAGCGCAGCATCCCGCGCTGGATCGGGCTGGTCGTGCCGGTCGGCTCGGTCTTCGTCGTCAGCGCCGAGTTGATGCGCGCAACAACGCCCGCAAACTCCAGCGGGTTGATCTGCTCTGGAAAAATCCAGGATGACGGCGTGACTGCCGGCGCGCCGCTCGACGGCAGGTAGATTTTAGTCGCCAAGGCGACCTCCCGTTAGCTGGCGGCTGCGGTCAGTGTTACGGTAACATTCAAGATATCGTTGTCGATCAGGCTGCGGTCGACACTAAACGCTCCACCGCCGTACAAAATGCCGGTAGTGCCGCCCTTGGTCGAGACCGTGGTGATGAACGCCCCGCCGACCGTGACAGTGAGGTTGATCGTGAAACTGGCCTTCGATGCTGAGTTGTCCACGGACTGTCCGGAGACAGCGCCCAGGGTGAGCACCTCCCGGGTGGCCTCATCGTAATCGGTCACCTCGACCCAGCCGACGTGCGAGGACATGATATCGCCAGCCGCGAAGGTCGGCGTGCCGTCCGTCAGCCCAACGTACCAGGCTGCTGTGTAGCCCGAGGCTTTGAACTGCTTGTCGAGGCTGTCGTCAAGCCCCACATTGACGACCAGGTTGTCGAACTCCTCGACCCAAAGCACCTTGCCGTCCCGCACAGCCTCGACAACGTAATGGACGGCGCGTCGCATGCCGACGTTGACGCCCATGTTCGCCACCAGCCCGGCGGCTACGGATAATTCATTTTTTCTTTTGTGTTCCATGTATGACTCCTTTTAAAATATTCTCATCCTCAAATCTTCCAGCATGCTGTCCACGTGGGGCAGCATGACCGGGCGAGTGCGGAACTCGCTGGCCAATTCGCGGTTCTCGTAATAAAGCCCGCAGGTGAGCAGAATCCAGGTCCGGATGCGCTCAGGCACCAGAGATGCGCCGGCCCAGCCGGCCACGAAGCGTACCCGCACCCCGTTCACCGGCTGCAAATCGTCGCCTGGCCAGCTCGCCGTGGATTTGAGCACGATCTTTCCCGGCTCGTCGTAGATATCCACGATGTAGTTCGTGCTGGCGTACGTCTGCTCCGTGCCGCCGTCTGGAGTGTAGTACACGCCGGTCACGGATTGCAGCGGCGGCAGCGGCAGCCTGATGGAGGCCGCGCCCGGGAACGCTTTCAAGAAAATGTCCCAGGTCTGGGTCAGGATCGCCCGGCGCAGGATCGTCTCGGCGTCCTCGCGGGCCGTCTTCAGGTAGCCCAGCAGTACCGCATCCTCGCTCGTCGAGTCGATCCGGAGCTGGGCCTTGGCCTCGGCCAGGTTGACCGGCTCCTCAGCCGGCGGGGTGATCAATTTCAGCTTCATCCTCGTCCTTCTCCGGCACGAAGCCCTCGGCAAGATTGCCGCCGGCTTCGTGAGCGATAATCTCCTCCGCTTGCCCGAGCTTGATCAGCAATCTGCCGGTCTCTTCGTTCACTTCCACTTCAGCGCCTGCCGACCACACGCCGCCGCGGATCACCGCCGGTTTTTTCAGCTTGATCTTCATCTATTTTTCCCTTTCGGGCGCGGCAATACGGCTTTTTCCGGCGCTTCGACCGTCTGCTTCTCCGGCGACTTCGGCAGCACAGGCCTGACCAGCCCGGCCTTCAGCCAGTCGGCGCCGCGCGGCAGCTCCAGGACCTCGCCCTCGCTGACCGAGAATGGCTGCCCGTTCGGGGCCATGCCGGCAAATCCTATCAACGCGAT